AAAACCATGACTCATTACTCTTTGTTAATAGGAGCAGGAGGTTGGTTTCCTACAAGTGCTAGTGGAGGAACAGTAACCACAGAAGATATAGGTGGTATTGATTATAAAGTTCACACATTTACATCATCAGGAACATTATCTATTGCATCCGCAGGTTCTCAAGCAACTGTTGAAGCTTTTCTTTGGGGAGGCGGTGGAGGTATTGGTGGTTTTACTGATACTAGTGGAGATCCTGGAAGAGGTGGCAGAAACGGTGGTAGTGGTGGCGGAGGTGCTTATGCTAGAAATTTAGCTTTAGCCGTTAACAGTGAAGATTTAAATATATGTGTAGGTGGTGCTGGAGGCCGTGGAAGTTTAGGTCATGATTCAAATGGTGGTGCTGGTGGTACTGGAGTAGATATAAGTGGAACAGATTTTTATTTTGGAGCAACAGGAGCTTCTGGATCAGTAGCCTTCTCAGGTGGAGGAGGTGGAGGTGGAGGAGCCTCTGCAATTATAAGAAGTACAACAGGATTAATAGTAGCCTCAGGAGCAGGTGGAGGTGGTGGTAATGAAAGAAGATCACTTGCTGGTAATGGCGGTGGAGGTAATTTAGATGGAACATCAGGCGCTGGAGGTGGTGGTGGAAGTGCTGGTGCTTCTAGTGATACAAACGGTGTCCAAGGTGGATCAGGTCCACATTCAGTTGCAGGATCCGGTGGTGGTGGTGTTAATGGTGGTGGCGGTGGTTCATCTTCAGGCCATGATTTTGTCGGTGCTGGAGCTGGAGCTGGAGGTACATCTACCGCTGGAACAGGTTCAGGAACTGCAGTAGTTAACGGTGTAACTCCTTCTGGAAATGCTGCTGGAACTCCAGGAGATGATAGCTACACTTCATATAATAGTAGTGGAGCATTCGGTAAAGGAGGTGGAGGTGGAGGATCTACACCAGGAAGTGTTCCTACTGCAACAGGTGGTTTAGTTGTAGTAAGGTACCCAATAGAATTCCCAGGATAATTATGCCATTAAGAAACGTAAACATACAACCAGGATTTAACAAAGCAGACACACCATCAGGAGCTGAAGGCCAATGGATTGATGGTGATTTTGTAAGATTTAGGTATGGACAACCAGAGAAAATTGGTGGGTTTCAAGCAATAGGAACAAACACAATATCTGGTCCTACACGTGCACAACATACTTGGACAGATTTAGAAGGTAATAGGTATGCAGCATTAGGTACATCAAAAGCTTTATATATTTATTATGAAGATAAATTTTATGATATTATGCCACTTGCAACAGCAATAACTGGAGCAACTCTTACCTCTACACAAAACTCAAATACAATTACAGTTACAAAAACTAGTCACGGACTTGATGTTGGAGAATATATAACTTTTACTTCTGTAACATTACCTGGTGGTGGAGCAACAAGTTTTACTACAGCAAATTTCACAGATTTTACTTTTGAAATTTTAACAGTGCCAACTACAAGTACATTTACAATACAAATGAAATCTAATGAAACCGGCACAGGGATGTCAACTGCTGGAAGTGTAACTATTAATCCTTATGAAGAAATAGGTCCTACAATACAAACTTATGGTTATGGTTGGGGCACAGGAAGTTGGGGAAGGGGTACTTGGGGATCTGGTACAACAAGTTCAACTGTTATTCTTGATCCTGGTAGTTGGTCTTTGGATAATTTTGGACAACAATTAATTGCTACAATAAAAGATGGAAAAACATTTGTTTGGAACCCAGCTGTATCAAATCCCTTAACCGTAAGAGCAACACTAATGACTGGCGCTCCAACAAAAACAAGATTAACAATAACCTCAGATAGAGATAGACACGTAGTTCATTTTGGAACGGAAACAACAATAGGTGATACAACTACACAAGATCCTATGTTTATTAGATTTAGTGATCAAGAAAATTTTAGTGTATATCAACCTACTTCTGTAAATACTGCAGGAACTTTTAGACTTGATACAGGTAATAAAATTGTAGCAGCAGTTTCTGGTAAAGATTATAATCTTATTCTTACTGATCAAGCTGCTTACACTATGCAGTTTGTAGGACCACCGTTTACTTTTTCTATAAGACAAGTTGGTTCCAACTGTGGTTGTATTGGACAACATGCAACAGTATATGCGGATGGTAAAGTATTCTGGATGGGAGCAGGTGGAGGATTTTTTGTTTTTGATGGTACAGTTAAATTACTTCCATCACTTGTAGAAGATTTTGTTTTCACGACTACCGGATCAAATGTTGGTGTTAATTATTCCTCTAATGAAATTATTTACGCCTCTCATAATTCTTTGTTTAATGAAATTATTTGGTTCTATCCAGCAGGAACTCCAGCAGGCAATCCAGCAACGCAAAACAATAGATCTGTTGTTTATAATTATGTTGAAAATACTTGGTCTACTATGACACTTGCAAGAAGTTCTTATGCAGATGCAAGCACTTATGCTGTACCTTATGCAACAGAGTATACTACAACAGCAACTCCGACCTTAACAACTATGAGTGGTGCTACAAATACTTTTGGAGCATCGTTATACTTTGCACAAGAAGTAGGCACGAATCAAGTAGCACTTAATGGAAGTGTAACAGCTATACCAGCATTTATACAATCTGGAGATTTCGATTTACCTACAGAAGGAGATGGAGAATACATGCTAAGACTTAGTAGATTTTTACCAGATTTTAAAAACTTACAAGGAAATGCAAAAGTAACAATATTTCTTAAAAATTTTCCAATTGACTCTGGTTCTTCTTCACAACTTGGTCCTTTTACGATATCATCTACAACACAAAAAATAGATACACGAGCAAGAGGTAGATTAGCTAATATAAAAATTGAAAATACAACTACAAATGAGACATGGAGATTTGGAACATTTAGAGCTGATGTAAATCCAGATGGTAGAAGATAATGGCAAAAATTAACGTATATGTACCAGAGCCACCACAAGAATACAGTGTAGAGGGTTTTAGACAAATAAACCAAGGATTGGCTACAATTGAAAATCAATTAAATACTTCTTATCAACAAGACTTGAAAAACGAACAAGATTCGTTTAATTACTTTATGCAATGACAATAAGATATAAAAGTGAAACATTTGATTTAACAACGACTGATAAGACTACTATTCTTACATGTCCTGCAGATGCAACTATAATTGTAAAATCTTTACAAGCAAATCATAAGACTGCATCTAATGTAGATGTAGACGCTTTTTTACAAAAGAGTGGTGGGTCAGATGTTGAAATAAGTCATTCACAACTTAATAAAAATTTTACTAATTTAGTATTATCAAGTTTAAATATGGAAGCTAGTGATGTTTTAAAAATACAGGCAGCTAGTGCTAACACTATTACAGGTGCAGTAAGCTATGCATTAATAGATCGATCACAGGAAAATGGCTAAACAAAAATTTACTTTTTTCGTACCAAGAGATAAACCAAAGAAAAGACCTCGAAGACACTGTAAAAATTTAAATAAGAAAAAAAAGTTGCAACATAATAAAAAATATAATAGACAAGGACGTAGACAGTAATGAAATATCCCGATAAAATACCTGCAGTAGCAAAAGAAATAATCAAAAACAAAAGAACGGGAAAAGTATATGATAGCAAAGATCATTTTAATCTTGATGTTGCTGATCCCAATACTGACACTACTAAAGATGATTTTAGACAAGACCTCGAAATAACTGTAACAAGAGTAACCTTAGGCGCAGAAACAAAAAAATAATGGAACCTAGAGGTGCTACTGAATTACAAATGGAGCTTCTAGAAAAGCATGTTTCCAAAGAACTTTTAGATCAAGTACAAATATGTACATCTATTCCAGGTAAGGTACCCTTAGATCCAAAAAAATTAAATATACTTTGGCAAAAAAATTCTTACGATCAACCTAACTTACAATCTTTTTTTAGAAACAAAGATAGGCATGATGAATATGATTGGTATGTATTTAATAGTCATTGGAACTATGAAAAATTTAGATATTATTTTGATATACCAACTGAAAAATCTATAGTAATAAAAAATGGTATTAACAATTTTCCAAAAAGAAAAGTTTATAAAAAAGGTGATCCTATAAAAATAATACATCAGTGTACACCTTGGAGGGGTTTGAATGTTTTATTGCGTGCTATGCAAGAAATAGATGATCCAAATATATCATTAGATGTTTACAGCTCTGGAAAAATTTATGGCAGTGAATTTGAATCTAGCCATGATCAATTGTTTAAACCACTTTATGATCAAGCTCACAAATTAAAAAATGTAAACTACATTGGTTATAAACCAAATGAATATATTTTAGAACACATAACTGATTATGATTTGTTTGTTTATCCAAGTATATTTGAAGAAACATTTTGTGCATCTGCTTTAGAACCTTTAGCAGCAGGCTTGCATGTAATAACAAATAATTTTGGTGCATTATATGAAACTTGTGCCGAATGGCCTGTATATATAAATTACACTAATGATTATGAAATAATGGCTCAAAGCACAGCTGAAGCAATAAAAGTTGCATCAACATATTTACATGAAGACTACATACAAGATCATTTGAATGAACAACAAAAATTTTATAAAAGATTTTATAATTGGAATAAAAAAGGACAAGAATGGACAAACTTTTTACAAGGAGCCCTCAATGAGCGAAAATAAAACTTTTGTAAACGAAGATACATATCAAACAGTTAAGGAAGTAGAAATAGAAACAAAACCTTTTGATAAAGCAATTACACCAATGTGGAAAGAAGAAACTAAATCAAATGGTATTTCACCGCATTCTATATTCTTAGCGACTCCTGTACATAGTGAGTGTTCTATACATTATACACAAGCTTTACTTGAACTACAAAAATTAGCTTTACAAAGAAAAACAAAAATAAAATTTCAATTAATGAAATCTTCTTTAGTAACACAAGGAAGAAATTTATGTGTATCAGGTTTTTTAGAATCTAATTATTCTCATATGTTATTTATTGATTCTGACATTTATTTTAACCCTGAGTCTATATTCAAAATGATTGATAAAGATAAAGATATTATATCTATACCATACCCTCTTAAAACAATTATGTGGGATAAAGCCATGGAATTAATCAAAGAAGATAAAATCAAATCACCTAATGATTTAAAAAAAGCCTTTAATACTTATCCAATCAAAGTTGCAAATTATAAAGATATAGCAATTGAAAAAGGTGTTATGGAAGTTACCCATAGCCCAACTGGTTGTATGTTAATAAAGAGATCTGTATTTGATAAATTAATTAAGCATTATCCAGAGAAATCAATTGTTCAGAAGACAGTTATAAATGGTCAATATGTAGACAAGCCTCATATGTGGAATTTTTTTGATTGTATCCATGACCCAAAAACTAAAACATATCTTGGTGAAGACTTTTCTTTTTGTAAGCTTTGGAAAGATATTGGGGGTAAATGTCATGCTTATATTACAGATAAAATAGTCCATGTAGGTGAACATCAGTACGAAGGACGTTTTGTGGATGAGTTGAAACCAAGCAAGTAAAATGGTAATATTGTCTATAATTAAATAAATAGACTATGGATCCATTTACATTAGCATTAGCCACATTTGGCGTACAAAAACTTAGAGGTAAATCAACAAAGAAAGCATTACAAAGTGCAGCTTTAATAGGAGGTGGTGCTTATGCTTTTGGCGCAGCAGCAGGCAAAGGTATGATACCTGGTGTTACTGCAGGACAAGGTATAGGTAGCATTGGTCAAGGTTCAGCGTTCAGTGGACTTAAAGGAATACTTGGAAAAAAAGCAATGACAGAAGAAGCTGCTAA